CCATAGTTCTACGCTCTTCTCTCATATGTTTTTTAGTAAGCATTCCTTCTAGTTCAACTACTCTTCCCAATAAACTCGCAAGGAATACATCCTGTTTCATCTGATGCCTAATTAAATTTGTGCAATATTCTTTAACTCCATCGTAGTCATCGCTTTTTAAAACTTCTCTAACACGCATTTCAACAGATAACTGCAACTCTATTGGTGGTTCTTCTATTTCAATGTTGAGAAATTTCTCTTTAGCCATCAGTTTAATTTAGGAAATAACTTCTGTTCTAATAAATCAACAGCCTTGTCATCTAAATTATTTGAGGTCTGTCGGCATATGACACGCAATAAATCTATTATTAACCTCTTGCATCCTGTCGTAGAAAGGAATCGTAATAGTATAGGTTTAAGTATCTTGTACATAGTTTGTTTGTTTTTCCAAACATAGCACACGTTATTGTATCTTGCCTTCTATTCTGCTAACCGCTTGCGACAACTTGTTTAATCTAAAATATATATCTCGTATGTCTCGTTCTCTACGACTACTCATGTTAGATAACACCATCACAAGTGCAGTAGCTGCTGCTCCTATAAGTGCTGCGTATACCTCTGGCATTTGCGTAAATAGTTAATTATGTCTAGTATGGCTAATAAAACTTAATTATGGCAGAAGAAACAGTTAAAAAGAAAAAAGAATTAGAAGATGATAAACCTGACTATCAGGAGAAAATCACTTTTTTAATTTCTACTGTTGCACAAGGTTTTATCCTAGCGTGGTGCTTATTAGTTTTGTCTCTTGGATATATTAAATTACCTAGTAAACTTTTTGGGATGGACATTCCAGATCAACCTCGTGTTGATAGCACATTCGCAGCAGGGCTTTTGGGAAATATTTTGGGTGGTTTAGGTATTAGTGTTAATGCTGCACAAGGGGCAAAGAAGAAAAAGAAAGAAGGAGAAAATGGTATGAGTGGCAACCCTAATGGTGGCTATCAAACAATCATAATAAAACAACCAATAGAATTAATTACAAGTAAACCTGATGTTATTAGGGTCGATCCCATTACTGGGAAAGATGTAAAAACTAACGGAAAACTAGACAAATGAAAAGACTAATTCCATTATTACTTTTGACTTTTGTCCCTCCTTCCTATGGGGACATTGTTCAAAAATTTCAAACTTCAGCCCAGATTTCTGTTGACATGCCCTACTCTGTTACTAATAAATTAGGCACGACTTATTCCATATCAGGAAATAACATAACTCCTTCAGTTACTAGTGGTGGATCTACTACGGCACAGCAAATAGGGGGGTTAAATTTATCAAGCTTGACCGCAGGTGTACCAGCTTTGATCCAAACTGACAAGGCAGTTACTACAGCAGGGTCGGCCTTCAGTCTTACAGAATCTATAAGTATGGGAGATGCAACTCCTTCTGCTGTTACACCATCGTCAGGCATAGCAGCATTACCTCATCTATCAGGACAAACAACTGTAGGTAGTGGAGGTACTCTTGGATCTGGAGCTATGACTTCTTTATCATCAGGAGTCCACACTTGTAGTGGTGCATTTGGATCTGGTTCTAGTTGCGTGGGGTCAACTACAGTAACAATCCAAATTGACTAAGTTTTGGCTGCTATTAATAATATTATTTCCTGCCAAAATCCTTGCAAACCCAGTAGTACCAACGTTTCGTACAGGAAGTTCAAGTACAAACTCGCAGTCATCCAGTGTGGTGACGGAAAATATAGTAAGCCACCAGTTCCGAACAGGCTACACTCTGAGTGTCTCAGGAACGAACATAGAGAGTGCGGATGTTAATGGTTATATTAATTCAATTCCTACGGCAGAAGCTTCGCAAACAGTTAATGGGGTTAACTTTTCATACACATCCCCAACGCTTGAGGGAGTTCCAAGGTGGAAAATAGTAAATTCTGGACAGCCCTTTTCTCTAGTAGAGTCAGTAATTTCTCCCGGCCTAGATACAATAACCACAATAAATCGAACAATAAATACAACTACAACCACCACCGTAGAAACTACGTTTGGGCAGTAATTTTATTATTGCTATGTCCAAGTAAGATCTTAGCTAATACAACTGTTTCAAGTCCTAGCTCGAATGCCCAAGGAACAGTAAATAACAACGCAACAATGATCGCACCGCAGAGTACTCCTCAGTTTAGGATGTCGCAGGGTATTGTTTGTAGTTCTCCTAGTCTTACCATCACTCCCTTCTTAACCGATGCATGGTCATTCAGCTTGCCAAGGGAGACAGTGACTAGGACACCTATTTACGATGAGGATACTGGAGAGATTAAATATTATTCAGAGATACCAAGATTTGAAAAGGAAAATTTTAATTTAAACTACGGTATCTCAGCACAGTTCAGTATCCCTCTAGGCAAAGCACCTGCACTATGCCATAAGGCAACAGAGATAAATATAAAAAATCAACAGATACTATACAAGAAGACTGAATTAGAGGTTGCTTTGTTTCGGCTAAAAGTATGTGGTGAACAGGCTAAATTAGGAGTCCAGTTCACAGGCAAGTTTGCATCTATATGCGAAGGTATTGCAGTTACTGTTCCTGCCGGCCAAGTTATACCACACACTCACGAAATAAAAACAGCAAATTGAAACCCTCCTAAGACTCCATTTGCCATAAAGTCCTAGAAGGGTAACCTCTTTTTGAATATGGAACAAAGCTCTTGGTATCTTTGCTCAATATTATTTTAGCTTATCTTTCTTCTTTGTCAGCTTAGACGTTAAACGCTTAACAATATTTTTAACAAGGGGCTTTATAAGTGAAATAATAACTGGAGTTGTCGCAGCGATAGTAGCAACAAAAAAAGTAGACACAGCCATGCTAGGCGTAGGTACATATTGGTCGATGAATGGTACGTCTTCATAGAGAGTTATGCACTCAACCCCATCATCTCCTCTTTTGTGTCCACTGACACGTTCTAATCGTTTTTCGTTACGAAAGTCTCCTACTCTTTGATCTCTTTTACTAGGGCAGGGCTTGTATTCGTCTTCTTTTTTTTCTTCTTTTGGTATGTTAGGTTGTGGTGTTTCACTAGTTGGCATCTCACTTTCATTAGCAAGATTAGGCATCTCCTCTGTAATTGTTAACTGATCTGGTACATAATCTAATGGATAGAAACTAGGGTACGGACAATTTGTTACCAAGCCGTTTTTGTCTTCTATTATTAAATTCCTATTGCCTGTATTTTTTGTATCTCTGTGGTAATAAGTGCAACCTATTACTTGTACATTCGAGTGGCTATAGTCAGGTACATAGGTATGTGGAATATGAACATCAGGTATATGGATCTCTGGTATTTCCAACTATTTTCTTAATGGTAATGTCGGTATAGATTTGCCAGTTGTTTTTGGCAATCCTTTATCCAATACATTTGGTAATAAACCTTTTACTTCTCCTAGTACTTGGTTCATAATCTTGGCTTTGAATTGCTCAGATGTTACATACTTATATGTAAAAAAACCACCGCCACATATTCCTAAAACAAGGATTGTAGATACGATGGTTAAAGCGTCAAGAATTTTTCTAGTCATGATAAAAGAACAGATAATACGAGCTTGCTCACTAATGAGCCTAGTCGTTTTGCTACTAATAATAGCAATTAGTCCTCTTTACGTCACCATGTCAATAATGACAAGACAAATCCAAGAAAAGGTTAAGTAGTTGGTTCTTCTTTAGATTCTCCTTGTCTATCTTGTAGGATTGCTTGGATTTGAGTAAACCTAGTTTTACATTGGTTTTGAATTTCAACGGCATCGTTGTGCTTCTTGACTACCTCTTGTAGTTCAGCTTGCAATTCTTGGTCTGTTGGTTTGGTCATTATTCAGATGGTTTATCTGCTATTAGTTTAGCCTTCCATGCAGCTTTTACATCAGTAGTCCATACTGCATTGCAAACTGCTGAAACTTCTGCTGGTTCGCCTGATAAATCAGTATCAACTAAATTATCTGAAGCGTCTAACGTACCAGCTTGCAGTACATATCTATGAAATGATCTTGTAAGTTCAACACCATCTTTTTTGATGACTGTTGCTTTACGGATTTGTAGCGTTTTATATTGACCGACAACTTCTATCTTGTCGTATTCTATTGATTCAGTTAATGCCATTAGGATTAATCTCCGATTAAAACAGGTTTAGGCTTAGTTTTAAGACGTAGCTCGGTCTATGCAGTAAAGTAAGTACAGGTAAATAATAGATACATTCCACTTAGAGTTGAATAAGCAACAGTATTACCAACTCTTTCATAAGTGTATAGATCATTATTCCCAGGATTTATTTGTACAAAAAAGTTATTGGAAGTATGTACTTGAGAATAAGCTGCTCCAATCCAATAATTTGATGATCCTTTTGATGTAAAAGGTAAAGAGGTAATTTGAAAATTATTTGTGTCAGAACTTGTTGGGCAAGCAAGGTAAGCACTTACAGTAACAGAGTCTCCAATTTTTACATAAGATGCACTATAGACTTGATTGGGAGAACTAACAGAAGTGTTAACTGTCCAAGTTCCAGTTTCATAGTCATCTAAAGCGTTGGCTGCTGCGGTGTCAGTTCCAAATAAAAGTCCATTATTAGTTATACTTACTCTTTGTGCTGGACTAGATCCTGTTACAAAACGAATAGTTCGATCTTGATTAGATCTACTTTGAAGAATTAAATCTCCAGCTACCGTAGTACCGCTAACACCATCTCCAGAATAAATATATGCTCCATTTTCGCTAGTTACAAAACTAGATCTACCATCCATTCCAAAACTAATTCTACCATCAGAAGGAACGACTGAAACAACATTTGAATCATTAAGAGTTCCGCTTGAACCAAAATGCGTATTTCCAGCCGAATCTATACGCATCCTTTCGGTAGGACTTGTAGTACCATAGTTTGTACCAAAAGTTAAATAACCTGCACAGTCATAATCAGCAATTGGGTTATCTGCAAAACCTCTAATGTAGGCAGCCCCAAGAAATCTTGTACCATCATTACCACTAAAGTTAATATGTCCGAGCTCATCACCTGATTGAACTGCTGTGTTATTTCCAATTGTTGCATTTCTTGATTTAGAAAATTCTAGACGAGCAGGATCATCATCCGCAGACCATCTACCTATCGCTATACTTGTATCGTCTCTACTTGTTCCTGATACTTGAAATGAAGAGTTACCTGCTTCATGCCTTCCAACATTTGCAGTATGTCCTATTAGTATTCTTCCAGACGAATCTATACGCATTTTCTCTCCGCCATTAGTGTCAAATCTTAAAAGACCTGATCCACCTGATTCCCCTATAATTCTGGCAGATGTATCACCCCAATTAACTCCACTTCCATTTCCAAGAGTAATCGCACCAGTTCCAGTGATAGCTCCTGTTACGTCAATACCAGCATCAAAATCGTGATTTAACTTTGATACGATTTTACCTGCATCAATAGTAAACCTACTTGCACTATTGGTATCATCATAAATATTAAAAACACCATCCTCGTTAATTATTGAAAGGTCTGGATTGGTATTACTATCAATAAGACGTATTCTTGGCTGTGTACTGGTTAAGCTAAAATTACCTGAACCTAAAGTTCCTGTAGTCACTATATTCTGCGACCCAAAATCAGGAGAAATCTTTGTACCAGCTATCGCTGCACTTGCGTTTATATCGGCATTAATGATTTCTCCATCCTTAATACCTTTTTCTGTTATTTGTGTTAATGCCATAATTAACTAGGTTTTGGGTACTTAGCTTTGACAGGATCAATTATGTCTGTCTTCCATTTTTCGATCCCGTTGTGGTAGATGTAATCAAGCTGCGTACCCCAATCTGGATACTCGTACTTTCTTTCGTTTTTGTATACTTCTTTATCAAGTTCTGCTCTAGCAGCTGCAACTAAATCAGCATCTGGTTCAAACATTTTACCGTCTTTATTAGTAACACCAACATCATCTACTATTGATGATATTTGATTTGGATACGCTTTCATTATTGCGTTATGATCATATTGTGCCATTATGCTGAAAACTCCATTACGTTTAAAAAACTACAAGGTCGACAGTTATCCATGTAGTTACTGTTGCTATCTTCATAACTTCTATTGACTGAAAAAGCTCTACCATCATGTGTGTTAGTTCTTAATGAATATGTTATTTCATTTGCTGTGTTGTGATCGTATAAATAAAAACCAACATCCTGATTAAACCATTGATTTTGATGGACTGATTGAGCTGTTGTCACTGTTGGTCTATTACCATTAGCAGTTCCTACAATAATTGCATTACCTCCAGCAAATAATCTTGATCCTAAAGTAGTTCCACCATTGATACTGTACATTATACTCCAATGTATGTAATGTTTTGTAGAGGAATCTGTTGGAGTTACAGCTAACGAAATAACTTGTGAATAATCTGAACCTTCACTTGGATTATTGCCAGGATCGTAAGTTGCAGCACTTTGTAAAACAGTTTGGTCAAATTTGACTAATCTTCCAAGTCCTGAGTTAGAACCATCACCATAATAAATAGTCATTACGATACCTCCGTTAAATTAAATTTGTATTTCTTGCCATTGCGTTTGTTCACTAAGAAAAGATCCTCTGCTCCTTCTTGTATAGTATAACTTCCCCAAGTTCCGTCAACGTCATTAGTTGAACCTTCGTTAGATAAGTTAAGGTCATTAGTGTAGACGTTTCTCCAACGGTTAGACGTTGTTCCTAGATCGAAAGAGTTATTTGTTGCTGGATAGAAATGTCCATCTTTACTTAAATAAGCTCTAGTACTGTTACTACCAGTTTTAAAGATAATATCACCTTCTCCAGTTCCTGTACCACTAGCATTAGCAATAATAATGTTTCCAGTATTGTTATACATATTGAAATCACTACCAGTATGCCAGATAGTCATATCGCTTGATGCACCAAGTTTGATTTCATCACTATCACCTAGTGCTAAATGACTAGTTAAAGTTAAACTACCAGTAACTTGCGCTCCCGAACTTGTTGTCTCAAACTTTTTATTTCCTGAGTGGTATAGCTCTGTAGCTCCGTTTGGAGTACAAACTACACTATTTTGACTTTCATTTGTTTGTAGTCTTAACTTAGCCGATGTTCCAAAAGTGTGTATTCTTAAATCAACGTCATTATAAGACTGTATGAAATTTGCATTAGCATTAGCATGAAATATTCTTAAATCATTATCGTCACCAAACATTACTTCATGGCCATCATCTATAAGTATATGGTGACTATTTGTATCAAGGTTTCCTCCCAACTGTGGTGATGTGTCAGATACTAGATCTGTAGATACAGTGGCAAAACTTAATACACCACTACCATTCGTTTTTAAAAATTGTCCGTTAGAACCATCTTCGGGAAGTGTGTAATCACTTGTTTTAGTTAAACTACTAGGTCCAGCAAAACTTATCTTATGTGTATTATTAGTATCAGTATCAAATACAACTTTACTGTTGCTACTACCTATTTCAATCGAATTATTCTGTGAAGTACTAACGGCTGTAGTACCATTAGGGTACATAAGAGATTGCTGACTTATTACTGTCCATGCACCATCACCTCTTAAAAAATTTGTATTATTTGCTGTTCCAGAAGTGGCAAGTTTTGATAAAGCTATTGCTGCACTTGCGTTTATGTCATCGTTGACAATAGCTCCATTTACTATATGTGCAGAAGTAACTGTGTTATTGCTTGGAGTTCCAATACTTACAGATGCACCAATAGTAACTATGAAATAATCAGCACCAGATGGAGGGGCAGAACTAAATACTATATTCGCACCATCTAAAGCAAAGCCTTCGCTAGGTTGACCTGTACCAGAATTAGGTTTTTGTACAACACCATTAATGCTGACCAACATTTGTTGGGCAAATTGACCTGCGTTGCTTAACGTAAATTTATAAGCAGCATTGTCAAATGACGATGCATTACCACCAGTACCATTGTAGTTGCCAATTGTATTTATAAAGAAGTTACCGACAGACTGTGTCTCTTCCCATGCAGAAGTTTGTCCGTTATAAACTAAAAGTTTTCCACTTCCTTGGTTAAAGAATAAATCTCCAGCATTTAAACTTGTT